TGTGATAGAGTAAAGGATGTATTTAAAACCTTTAAGGAAATCAATCAATTAGAATTGGTTAGACAAGCTGGTATCAGACAACAATACATTGACCAATCAGTATCACTAAATTTAGCATTCCCATCTGAGGCAACTCCGAAATGGATGAATACAGTACATATGGAAGCGTGGAAGCAAGGTGTAAAAACACTTTACTATACGAGAACCGAATCAGTACTCAGAGGTGATATTGCACAACAAGCGATGGACGAAAATTGCCTCTCCTGCGATGGCTAGACGATAGTGTGGTCTAACGACCACCTTTAGGACCGTTATTCGTAACGGACGAGATGGGGAGATTCGCTACCTCCCCATTTCATTTTTGATAACAATTAAAATAAAAGCATTATGAAATATTTATACTTCTCAGCAGCTTGGTGTCACCCCTGTTCAACATTAGCACCTATTATGGCTCAAGTAGGACAATCAGTATCAGTTCAAAAAATTGATGTAGATTCACAATCAGCATTAGCATCACAATACAACGTTAGGAATGTACCAACTGTGATATTAGTAAACGGGTCAACTGAAGTAAAACGATTCGTTGGGATTCAGTCAAAAGAAACTTATATAAATGCCGCAAGATAAATTAGGAAATTCCAAAAAAAAGTTGTATATTTACAATAAGAAACAGTTACGAAAGAAAATGGCACTACGAGGGGAATCACATCCAGCACATAAGCTCACCGAAGAGCAGGTTACATCTATTAGAACCCTATATAAAATAGGACACCGAAACATTAAAGTTTTGGCGAGAAATAATGGAGTATCTCCAGCTAATATCCGTAGGATTGTAAAGGGTGAAACTTGGAGGCATTTATTGCACGGAAAATTCAATGATTATCAGTAATAAGTTATGAAAGAAGAAGGTAAACATTACGTCGATGCATCTAAGGTGAGTGTAGCTCCAATTGCTAAATCTATCGCTAAAGATATGATTATCAAAAAACACTATACTCATGCATGGACTGCATGTAGGTATTCATTAGGTATATACCATACATTAGATGAAACGGATGTATTTGGAAACGACCAGCAATTAGTTGGAGTTGCTGTATACGGATTCCCAGTCGGAGCAAAAGCACCCACATCAGTATGTGATGGTTTAACAAAAGATAATATCTTAGAACTTACTCGTTTATATGTAGATGATGGTTTCGGTTCAAATATAGAGAGTTGTGCATTAGGTAAAACTTTCCAATGGATAAAGGATAATGATAAAAATATCAAAGTGTTACTCAGTTATGCTAATAACGGACAAGGACACGTTGGTGGTATTTACAAAGCTACCAATTGGATTTATCAGGGTTTAAACACAGATATAGCACTCATGCCAAATTGGGGTATATCCCTAACCAAAGACCCATATGATTGGATTCATAGTAGAACTGTTTATAATAATTGGGGTAGTGGTAACTTAGAACATCTTCGTAGAGAGATAGGTAAAGATGGTTACACCGAATTTTGGAGAAGAGAAGAACCACCTAAACATAGGTACATTCAGATACTTGCTACCAATAAAAAAGAAAAGAAGGATTTATTGAAAAGGTTAAAGCATGAAATCAGACCTTATCCTAAAGATTTGAACGCATATAATACTGATATAATCAACCACACCACATATGCACCAGAAGAATCAAATGATATCAATTTTTGGTAATTGTTAATAACTTTTCAAAAAAAATACAAAATTATTTGGTAAATCCAAATAAATGTAGTATATTTACATAGTAAATGGGTTAGAAATGAGCCCAACTAATAATAAATAAAAAATAATAAGTTATGTTAAACACACAAAACACGCCTCATTCAATCAAAGATGTACAACTTGGGGATGTACCTAAAATCTATGAAGGATATCTTTATCGCTACACTAATTTAGATAACAACAAAGTTTATGTTGGTGTTCATAAAGGATATGTAGGTGATGGGTATTGGCACTCATCTACTAATACGGAATTTGGTAAAGAATTTGAAAGTTCTACTGGAAACTTCAAATTTGAGATTTTAGAATATGGTAGTTACGCTGAAATGACGGTATCTGAGCGAAAGATTCTAAAAGATAACGATGCACGAAACAACTCAATGTTTTATAACAAATCCAATGGTGCAGCTAAATTCGCTCAACCGGATGTTGATATGATGAAAGAACTCGCCGATAAGATTACAAATGGTGATTTCTCTATCACTAAAGAATCCGTTGATGATATCTATGAATTGGATAGATTGCAAGTTCGTTCAGAAGAAAGTAAAGAACTTAGACAAGAAATTAAAGAACGAATTGATGATGCTGGTGGCAATACTGATAAGTGTTCTCCTATCGTAATTTACGAAGGTAGACAATCTGGTAAGGATATTGTAGGTGATGGTAACCACACATTGGGTGGAGCTAAAGATGCTAAGCATTGTTCCGAAGTCCCTGTAATTAGAATCCCATATGAAGTACACTCAGAATACACTAATGATGAATTAAAAGGTGTTAGTAACTTACTAAATAAAAAACCTGAGATTATCAAAAAGCCAATGACTATTGATGATGCTGTTAAATATATCGTTGGTACTTACTCAAATGGTACTCCGTATGATTCAAATGGAAATAAAGAGTATTTAGACCTTTGTGGGTTTACCAAAAGACAAATAACCCGAATCCTTAAAAAATCTAAAGTTGAAATTGATAAGAACCATTTGGCTTTGGCTAACAAACTTTGGATTGATTATACTGATAAAGTCCACAAACCAACCTTACTTGCAACAGTTGAGGGATTTAGAGATAGTAATACAATTTCAATGGCTTTTACATCGGCTATGTTTAAGTGGGATACTATCTTTAATACGATATTTGCTCATACCGAATACAATGAAAAGACTAAAACATATGAACCAACTAAAACCAATGTAATGATTACGGTATATCATCCTAATCCAGAAGCTGAAGAGAATTGGAAAATGGTTCATCAACCTGATGCACTTCGTAAGTTGAAATATTACCTATCACCATTGGGTTATACATTTAAAATACATGAGATGGTTTCAACAATGGTAAACAAATTAGATTAATGAGTTTTTGGGAAAGTGAAGTAGATTACAAAAACGCCAGAAAGGTGTTGGTAATCCCGAATATAACTAACTCATCTAATATTGAGAAAGACTCATTCATTGATGTGATACATAATCACATTAAAGGGTTAGATAAGTATGGTGAATACTATTGGAATGTTATAGTTCCAAAGGGTAAGGTTACAAAGAAGCTAAACTTACCAAATGTAAAACAACATCAGGTTGATATTCCAGGTGATATGATGAATCAGAGGGGATTTCCTTCTGATGAGTTAATAAAAATACTGAGAGATGTTGATTACGATGTGATTTATTCACATTTACCGGATTGGCCGCAAGTTGGAAGGTATAAGAATTCCATTGATACCAAAATCATTGGCTATTGCCATTGGTGGGAAATGAAAGTATGTAATGGTGTTGACCGTAGACCAGGTAAAGCAAAGTGGTTATGGTTACCTATTGAATTATTAGGTGTATCTCAGATGGATACTTGTTATCTAAATACACAAGACCAAAAGAATAGGGTATTAGAAGAAGCTAAAGAAACGTTCAATGATGAATTCGTTCAGAAGCTCGATGGTATTCTAAATGTTTGGAACTTAGGTGTAGAAGATTCAAAGATAATTTCAGAACCAAACACTAAGAAAGAAAACGTAATTGTATTTAACCATAGAGCAGCTGCATACAAAGGGTATCCTAAGTTTATGGAGTTGATGGAAGAATATCGCACACAAAGGCAAGATTTCAAAGTATGGATTCCTCAGTTAAATGGAATACCACCACATGGTTGGGTTGATAATGCTAAAGTAGCAAAGCACGATTACTATAAAAGATTACAGAGTTGTAAAGTAGGTGTTCAAATGAAGCAAACCAACTACGGATGGTCTGTTAGTGGTACTGATTGTATGATGAATGGAACACCAATGATTTGGCATGAATCTGAATGTTATAAAGAGATAGACCCTAATGGTATGTTCTTTAAATATAAGAAAACCTTCTTTGAATACTTAGATAGAATGTTAGATGATTCAGAGTTCGAAGCTGAGATGAGTGTAAACGCTATTAATAGAGCAAAAGAACTTTCAAAGAATGAGAGTAGAATGCTTGGAGAATTACATAAAAAGTTGTATATTTGTTAAAATAAAAAGAAGTTAATGGCATATCAAAATGTATATTACGAGAAGCAAGAAGGAATCATCCACGCGTGGGATGATAAAAAAGGTTACTTTACAAAGAAGTATAGGAATTATGCTTATGTAGAAGATGGTAATGGTTCATATCAATCAATCTATGGCGACCGATTAAAGAAAATTAACTATTGGAAGAAAGAAGATAACCTTAAACTTTATGAATCTGATGTAAATGAGGTAACTCGCTTCTTGATTGATGAGTATGGTGATTCTGATGAGGTATCAGAGGGTAACGTTGTACTAACGTTTGATATTGAGGTAGAAATGAACTCAGGCTTACCTGATATTACTGAAGCTAAGAACGCAATGACTTCAGTAGCATTCCATGATTCAGCAACAAAAGATTATCACGTATATGTTATAAACGATGGTGATGAGATAAACAAAACTATCAAAGGTGCTATGGTTCGTTCTTTCCGAAGTGAGGAAGATATGTTAATGGCATTCTTATCTAAATGGGAAGAGATTTCACCTACAATCATAACAGGTTGGAATATTGATTTCTTTGATGTAACTTATCTTTATAATAGACTGAATCGTTTATTAGGAACTAAAAACGCAAATAGATTATCCCCAATACAAAAGGTTCATTGGAATAAATACAGACAACGTTATATCATAGCCGGTGTATCTGCATTAGATTATATGGCTCTATTTAAAAACTTTACATATACAGAGCATCCAAATTATAGATTGGATACTATTGCTCGTATGACATTGGGTAGAGGTAAGATTGAATACGAAGGAAACCTTGACCAATTATTCAGAGATGATTTAGAGAAGTTCATTGAGTATAACTTAGTGGATGTTGAACTGATTGTTGAAATGGATAAGAAATTACAGTATATCGATTTAGCTAGAGCAATATGCCATGCTGGACACGTATTCTATGAAGATTTCATATTCTCATCAAAATGGTTAGAAGGTGCGATATTAACATTCCTACGAAGAAGTAATCGTATCGCTCCGGACAGACCTTTGAGAAGAAATAAGAATGCTGATGGTTCTGATGCAGAAGGTAAGTTTACAGGCGCATATGTTAAAGAACCTAAACCTGGTCTTTATAAGTGGGTATATGATTTAGATTTAACATCTCTATATCCATCTATCATTATGACAATTAACATTTCACCTGAAACAAAGGTTGGTAAGATTAAGGGTTATATGGTTGAAGACCATATGAAATCTACTATTGATAAATATACTATTGTAGATGATAATGGTAAAGAGTACCCACCAATGGATAAACCTAAGTTTGATGATTTCGTTAAAAAGATGGATTTATCAGTTGCATCAAATGGTGTTTTATATAAGCAAGATAAAGTAGGTGTAATACCTGAGATTCTTAATGTTTGGTTTGATAAGAGGGTAGAGTACAAAGACCAGATGAAAAAGTACGGTAAAGCCGGAAATGATGAATTATATAAATTCTATCATCAGAGACAGTTAGTACAAAAGATTATGTTGAACTCATTATATGGTGTACTCGGACTTCCTGCATTTAGATTCTATGATGTTGATAACGCAGAAGCAGTTACACTTACAGGTCAGACTGTAATTAAAACAACTGAGATGATTGCAAATCAATATTATATTAAGAACATTGGTAAAGAAGCTGATTACAATGTATATACTGATACGGATTCTGTATTTTATCAGGCAGCACCATTAGTAAAAGCTCGTAATCCTGAGATTGATGAAAATGATGATGCACAAATGATACCTGCTATTTTGCAAGTAGCACAAGAAGTTGAGGCTCACATCAATGGGGTGTATGATTCAATGTCTAAGAAAATGTTCAATGTAATTAATCATCGATTTGATATTAAGCAAGAAACAATCGCTAAGGGTGGTTTTTGGGTATCTAAGAAACGATACGCACAATGGATTATCAATGATAACTCTGTTGATTGTGATAAGTTAGATGTTAAGGGATTAGATGTAAAACGTAGTTCATTCCCAACATACTTTAAAGAAGTAATGTCGACTGTGTTATGGGATATCCTAAAGGATGAGAATAAGATGAAATTGGACCAGAAGATTTTAGATTATAAGGATGATATGCCAAATCGAAATTATATTGATATCGCTAAGAACTCAGCAGTAAAGGGTATGAGTAAGTATTCTACTAAAACGCAAGTACTTGGTGAGTTTATGAAAGGTACACCTGCTCATGTTAAAGCAGCACTTACTTACAATCAATTATTAAAGTATTACAATACCGCTTTTAAATACGAACCAATGAAAGATGGTGATAAGATAAAGTATGTGTATTTGAAGAATAACCCATTAGGATTAGATACAGTTGGATTGACTGGGTATAACGACCCAAAAGAGATATTGGACTTAGTAGAAGAGTATATTGATTACGATAAACTATGGGAGCGTGAGTTAAAGAATAAGTTAGATGATTTCTACTCAGCAATGAATTGGGAGAACCCAAATCCAAACTTAGAGAAAATAGGTCAATTCTTTTCGTTTTAAAATTCTTAATAATTTAACATTTTTTAACATATAAAGTTTGGTAAACCCAATAAATTGTATTATATTTGTATAACAAACATAAGAAATGAGTAAAAGATAAAAAAATGATAGGAGGAGTACAACCAAAGGTATTACTAACTCAAGAAGAGAATGGTAATTTAAAGATGGATGATGAAATGGGTAAGCTATTATTTGGAGAAACTCTAATGAATTGGAAGCTTGTTAGAGAACGTGATGGGTTAACAAAACAATCTAATGGTATTAAATGGTTAGAGTGGAATGAAGATGGTAGTTTTAAAGAACAATTTGAAGAAGGTACAATTGGTAGAAGTTTACTTATGTCACCGTTCAATCAATCATTCACATGGCAAACAACAAATGTTACTGAGATTGTAGAACAAAGAGAGGATTATATTAAATTCAAAACAGAAAATTCAAATTACGAATTATTTAAGATATGAAAGCAATATTAGAATTTGATTTAAATGATGAAGATGATAAGCTAAAGCATTTAAGATGTATTCACTCAACCGATATGGCAGCGTTCATATGGGAGTTAAAACATAACTTTTGGCGTAAATGGAAACATGATGAAACCGACTTTAACTTGGATAATTACAAAGATGAGTTATCTGATTTAATGAATGAATATAATATAGACATAGATAACCTAATACAATGAAGATAACATTTATATCAGATACACATACTAAGCAAAGGTATTTAAACCTACCAGGTGGAGATTTTCTAATTCATGCTGGTGATATAATGAATAGTGGTTATAGTGAACATGATATCACCGATTTCTGTGAATGGTTCGAAGCACAAGATTACAAACATAAAATCTTTATTGCTGGTAATCACGACAGAATGTTTGAAAATCATCCATTAGAAGCAAATACAATTGTAAACAACTATGATGTTACTTATCTACAAGATGATGAACATTTAATTGATGGTGTAAAACTATATGGAACTCCCTGGCAACCTGAATTTTGTAATTGGGCCTTCAACTTACCAAGACGTGGAGATGGGCTAATGGCAAAATGGGGAGCAATTCCAAAAGATACAGATATTCTTATTACGCATGGGCCACCACAAGGTCATTTAGATATTAGTGGGCCACCGTATAATGCAGCTGATTTAGGTTGTGAATTATTAAGAGTTAAAGTAGATGAGCAACCACCGAAGATTCATGTGTTTGGACATATTCATGGAAGTTATGGTTATAAGTTTCATAATGGTACGCATTTCATTAATGCATCTGTATTAAACGAAGGATATGACCAAGTAAATGAACCATTGACAATTGATTGGGATTCTGAAACAAATGAAATAACATTTAAATAAATTAGGATATATGGAAAAGAATTCGTATATTTGTGTAAACAATAAATAATAAACAGTAAATTTAAAGTATGAAAAAGGCAAGTATTGAACAATTCATCAATCGTTACAACTTAGGTGGTGAGGTTGAATCAGTAAAAATTGAATCTACAGATGATTCAATGAAAGTAAGTTTTATCTCAGATGATAAAACTCTATTAGGTACAGTAGAATCCGCAGAGAAAGATTTCCCAAATGGTGAATTTGGTATCTATACAACATCTCAAATGAAAGCACTATTAGGCGTAGTAGAATCAAATGTAGATGTTGTAGCACAAGATTCGTATCTTACGTTTTCGGATAAAGGTACATCAGTAAACTATATGTTGGCTGATTTATCAGTTATTCCAGTAGTTCCAGATTTAAAGCAAGTACCACCATTTGATTCTGAAATTACTTTGGATGATGAATTTACAAATAGATTCATTAAATCTAAAGGAGCACTTAACGAATCAGATACATTTACATTTACTTGTACAGGTGGTAAAGGTGAGGTTGTATTAGGGTTTTCAACTATTAATACAAATAGAATCTCTATGAATGTAGAGTGTAAATGTGAAACTGATATAAAACCTATTTCGTTTTCAGCAAAATACCTAAAAGAGATACTAATGGCGAACAAAGGTTCTAAATCAGCAACTTTGAAAATAGCATCAGCTGGATTGGCTCATGTTAAGTTCGAACGAGATGGATTAGTTTCATCATATTATTTAGTAGAAATTAAATAGTTTGGTAAAACCAATTCTTTTTCGTATATTTACAAATAATAATTAAAAACAATTAAGTATGGATTTTTGGGATGCAGAGCCGGAGAAACCTAAATTTGATTTTGAGAAGCAGAAGAGTGAGTTAATCCAAAATATGGATTATCTCGCTACCATGTCGGTTCAAGAGCAAGTTTTGTATAAGAAGTGGGTAGAATTACAGGATGTTAAAATGATTAGGGATAAATCTCAAATCGCAGCAATGTATGATACTCAATGGGCTCCGGCTGATATTAACAATTTGGAACAAACTATTAAAGAGATTGAAGAGTTAGAACCTTATGTTGAAATTTTGGAAGATACCAAAGAGGCAGCTAAATGGACATATGCTAGACGTATGATTCATTCTATGGATTTTACTGCTAATCCCGGTCGTAATGTTAAAATCAATGTTAAAGATAAAAAGAGTGGTAAACTCTTAGGACAAATATCATTAGCATCAGATGTAACATCAATGGCAGTTAGAGATAACTACATTGGTTGGACTAAGGATGATAAGTTTAAGAAAGGAAAGCTAAACCATACTACAATTGCATCAACTATTGTTTGTACACAACCATTAGGTTATAATTTCTTAGGTGGAAAGCTCGTTGCTATGATGACAACAGTTCCAGAAGTAAGAGAATTTTGGAAGAAAAAGTATGGACAGACTTTGATAGGTGTTGGTACAACTTCATTATATGGGATTCATTCTCAATATAATGGAATTCCTCACTTTAAAACATTAGGTGAATCAGCAGGAAAGATTTCTCTTAAACCTGATGATAAGTTCTATGAACCTTGGCATCAACATATTAAAGAAGAACATGCCGAATGGTATGAAACCGCAATCACTAATGAACGAATTCGTAATGGTGCTAGTATGGGTACTGGTGAAGGAGCTAGTGGACCTGTAAGTGGTATCAAACAAAAGATTCTTGGAAAGATTTTCAAAGAATGTGGTATCAAACAATCAGCTTACCACCACGGATTTAAACGTGGAGTATATCTTGCTATGATGTACGATAACGGACAGGCATTCTTACGTGATGAAATTGAAGAATCTGAATTGGTGATGAAAAAGAAGTTTGAGGATGGAGTTCCTTATATTAATAATTGGTGGAAGAAGAAAGCTATCAAACGTTATACTAAACTACATTCAGAGGGTAGGTTAAAACCTGAACATTTATTCTATTTAGAAGCAATTGGAATGAGTTGGGAAAAAATGAAGGAAACTTACTTAAAAGAAATAGGAAGATAAAATTACAAATATGATTAAAAAAGAACACCACTCGTTATATGTGGAAAAATATAGGCCTGACAGCTTAGAAGGGTATGTTGGTAATCAACATATCATAGAGAAAGTAAAGATTTACATTGAGAGTAATGATGTACCCCACTTGTTACTATACGGACAAGCTGGAACAGGTAAAACAACTCTTGCTAAAATCATTACAAACCAAATCGATTGTGATTTGATGTATATTAACGCATCTGATGAAAACTCAGTTGATGCAGTTCGTGATAAGATTCGTGGATTTGCATCATCAATGGGATTCAAAGAGTGGAAGATTGTAATACTTGATGAAGCAGATTACCTAACACCAAACGCACAAGCTGCTCTTCGTAATCTGATGGAAACATTCTCCAGAACGACACGATTCATTTTGACTTGTAACTATGTAGAGAAAGTGATTGACCCTATCCAAAGTAGATGTCAGACATTTGGGATTACACCACCATCTAAAAAGGAAGTAGCTATGAGATTGAAACAAATCTTAGATATGGAAGAGGTGAAGTATGAAATGTCTGATTTAGCAATCTTAGTGAATAGTGGATACCCTGATATTCGTAGAGTTTTAAACGCAGCTCAACGACAAGTGGTAGGTAATGAATTAAAGATTGATAAAACATCAACTATTCAGGCCAACTATATGGATGAGGTACTTACTGTATTACAATCAAATGGTAGTGTTAAAGATTCTTTTACTAACGTAAGAAAGATTATAGCTGATTCAAAGGTAAGAGATTTTACACCATTTTACAGATTTTTGTATGATGAAGTAGATAACTATGCAAATGGTAAGATTGGTAGTACAATCTTAAATATAGCAGATGCTCAATATAAGGATTCGGCAGTAGTAGATAAAGAAATCTCAGTAATGGCTATGTTGTTAGAAATAATAACTGACATTAGAAAATAAAAGTAAATAAATTAGGATATACGGAAAAGAATTCGTATATTTGTGTAAACAATAAGTAAATTAAATTAGTAACAATAAACAAAAGTAGTATTATGACAAATTCAAATGAAATTTTCGAATCAATTAAAGAATTATATACAGAATTCGAAGCAGAGCACAACGGTACAACAAAAGCATCTAAAAGTAGAGCTAGAAAAGCTATAGGAGAAATCAAAAAGTTAGTAACTGAGTACAGAAAGCTATCAGTAGAAGAATCTAAGTAATTATGGCAAAGAAGAGTGGAAAAGTGATTGGTATGAACCAATCACCACCTGCACCTAAAATGCAGTTAGACCCAACAAAGTTGGACACCGTTCGTTGTGAAGAATGTGATGGTATATTCTTCAATGAGGTAACGATGTATAAAGTAGTTCCTGCAGTACAAGCACCTAATGGTCAGAAATCAATGTTACCTATTCCGGTACAACGATGTGCTGATTGTGGTAATGTATCAGAACAATTTTTACCAAAAGAGTTATTACCTTAATGGCGAAAAAAGCAAGTACAGGTATAAAAGCAAAATCCATATTCGACCACTTAGCTGGTATAAAGGAAAAGAAAACATCTTGGGAATCTTTAACAGATATGGACAAGAAGTCATTCAGCCCCTTTATAATCAACCGATGGTTAAGTATGAATATGGATTTGCTACCTATTGTTAATATTCTCCAAAAGTACACAATCGGACTTCTATCTGCTAGAGATACCTACAAAGTATATTTAGATTTCCTACCTAATAAGAAAACGTTTGATAAATACATCAAAGGTAAATCTGATGGGAAATATAATAAAGATATGTTAAAGTATCTATCTACTTGGTATGGTGTTTCTCAGAGAGAGGTTATCGATTATATGGAGCTCCTACCGAAGCAGGAGGTTTTGGATATATTAATGAAGTATGGATTAACAGATAAAGAATCTAAAAAACTATTAAAAAAATGATGAGAAATAAAAACGTATTAGTAGATATGCTGAGAACATCAGCAATGGCTGATAAAGCAAAAGCACTACTTTCATTAGATTTGTTGGAACACCGAGCCGTAGGGATTGGTGACCATTCAACTGGAGATTTCTATAAAAACGCTGAGGAAGCTCTTGTGTTATTGGTAGATGCAGATGATAGATTAACGGCATTGGATAAGTATTTTAATCCAAATACAATTTCCAACGATGGTAATGAAAGCAAAACTCAATTAAATGGATAATGTTGTATTAAAAATGGAGAATATTAAGGAATCAAAATCGAAAGTAGTTCATAGAGGTGAGAGGGAATACAAAGCCAATATGGGTGATAAAACCCTAACTGCAATTCAGCATTGTGAAGAAACATATCCTATAATGATGGAAGAGTACAAACGTATTATGTGGGACCAATATGAAACGTTTTGCAAGAAACAAAGAAACTACGGTCCAGGTAACATATCAGTAGGTACTGATTTAAGTAGTAGTGATGATATCAGATTATCGTTAACGGGGTTGTTCTTTAGATTAAACGATAAAATACAAAGAATTAAACAATTAGTTGTATTCGGTCAGCCGGATGAAGTAGGTGAATCTGTGCAAGATACATTTCAAGACCTATCGGTATATGGAATCATAGCTCAAATTGTTCAAAATAAAAAGTGGGGAAAGTAATATGAAAAACTTATTAACATTAGTAGTATGTATATTGTTTACATACATAGGATTTGGGCAGACAACAAAAACAATAGAAACTGATATATTTAAAATAGTATACTCAGAAGAATATCGACAACCCCTTTCAGTAGAGTATGAGGTTCAATGTCCTAACGGAACTGCTAGTAGGAAAGGTATGAATTTCTATGGAGTTGATTCTGTAATAACATCAAACAATGCTGATTATAAAAACAATGTATGGGATAAAGGTCATATGGCACCTGCAGCTGCATTCAATTGTGATACAGAAACATTAAGAGAAACATTCAGTTACTTAAATTGTGCTTTACAACATCAAGGTTTAAATAGAGGCCCTTGGAAAGAATTAGAAGCATTTGAGAGAAACTTAGCAAAGATACACCCATTGGTTATTGTAATGATTACAATTCATTTTGATGATGAGATGGGGTTACTCCCAACTGATGCGAGAGTACCTACTGGATTTACAAAGAAAATACTTACTGGTAGTATGGATTCAGTTG